AACTCCGCCGGCCGTTGAGGTTGCCCACCGCCAGCACATCCAGCGTCGTGCCGCGATAGGCGATACGGTCGTCGGCCTTGAGGTCGGAGCGGAAGCGCATCACCACCGAATGACTGATGGTCTGGCCGCGCCCATCGCTTTCCAGCGCGGCGCGCGCCGCCAGCGGCCGCACCCGCGCCCAGGTCCAGGCGAGCGGCGTAAAGATCACCACCTCGCCGCCCTCGTCTTCGCCGGCCGTCACGCGGCGGAGCAATTGCACGCGGTCGGTCAGCGTCCCGATCGGCGGCACCACGGGGTCGCTCATACCGCCACCTGCCGGTAGCCGCGCAGCGCGGCCTCGAGGCCGGCCGGCCGCGAGGTGAGGCCGTCGCGGTTGTCGTACCAATAGGCGACGAGCATCAGCACCGCCTGCTTCAGGTCCGCCGGCACGTCCGCCGCGGCGCCGTAGCCGGCGGTGTAGTCGATGCTGAGCGTCTCGTAGCCCTCGTCGGGCAGCAGCGCCGCGTCGCCCTGCAGCGTCACGGCGATATCCTCGCCGTCCGCGGTCGCGGCGGTGATCGCGCTCACCGGGATCACCGGGAGCATCACGACGGGCCCGGGCGGGCACTCGAGGCTCAGCCGCCAGCTCTGGGTGATCAGCGCGCGGCCGGTGAAGCTTTCGACCTCGAGCCGCGCCGCGGCGATCAGCGCCGTCACCAGCGCGTCGTCGTCATCGGTGTCGATGCGGCACCAGGCCTTGGCGTCGGCGAGCGCCACCGGCTCTTCGCCGGGTCCGGCGATGAGGGTTGATGTCATGAGTGTCCTCGAAGAGGGAGTAGGGGATAGCGAATAGCGGGTAGTCGAAGGCGAATAGGGAGGGAGGAGCCCTATTCGCTACTTCGCTACTCGCTATTCGCCCGCTTCAGCCCCGCTTACGCGGTGCCGAATTTCAACAGCTTGATCGCTTCGAAGTTCTGCACGCCGCCGCCCACGCGCTTGGTCGTGTAGAACAGCACATAGGGCTTGGCGGAGTACGGGTCGCGCAGCACGCTCACGCCCTGGCGGTCGACGATCAAATAGCCGCGCTTGAAGTCGCCGAACGCAATGCTCAGCGCGTTCGCCGCGATATCGGGCATGTCCTCGGCCTCGACCAGCGGGAAGCCGAGCAGCGTGGCGCGCCCGTCGGCGGTCGCCGCCGGCTGCCACAGATAATTGCCGCTGTCGTCCTTGAGCTTGCGCAGCACCGCCTGCGTGCGGCGGTTCATCACCCAGTTGGCGTTTTGCCGGTACCCGGCCTTCAGCGAATAGACCAGGTCGATGAGCACATCGCTCTTGTCGCTCGCCGGCAGGTCGCCGGAGACGCCGGTGACGAGATACCCCAGCTTGCCCCAGGCCCAGCTCGCATCGGCGACGGTCGTCGCCTGCAGGAAGCCCTTGGGCTTGTTCGTCCCGTCGCCGTTGACGAAGGCGGCGCCCTCCTGCTGGGCGAAGGCGATGTTGACCTCGTCGGCGATCCACTGGCCGACATCCACCGCGGCGTCGTCGAGGAACGCGGTGGTCGCCGCCGGCATGGCGTAGAGTTCGGCGGTCGGAAAGCTCAGCGCATCGATCGACTGGCTGTCGGTCTCGGGCCGCGAGGCGGTCTCGGCCACCCAGCCCACCGCCGGCCCGGTGATCGTCACCGGCTTCTTGTAGGTCGAGGTCGAGACCTGGCGGACGCTGGCGATCGAGCGGATCGGCGAGATCGCCGTCATCAGGTCGGTGATCTGCCTGTCGGTCTCGACCGGCACGACGTAGCCGCCATCCGGGTTGGAGCCCACCGACAGCGCCTTCTCCTCGCCGCGCTTCACATAGGCGGCGAAGGCGTCCTTGTACTCGTCGCGATCCCCGGCATGGCCACCTTCGAGCCGCGGCCGCGCCCGTTCCAGATTGGCGCGGTCGATCGCGGCCTTGGCGCCGTCGAGCGCCTGGTTCAGCCGGGCGATCTTTTCCTCGGTGAGCGCATCGGCCTGCCCTCGCTTTTCGAGCTCGCCCAGGCGCTGGTCGTTGCTGCGCTTGAATTCCTCGAACGCCCCCATCAGTTGCCCGACGAGAGTTTCGGTGTCGCCGGCGCTGCCGGTCCCGGCCTTGTGCTCAAGGCCGCTGGTCGCTTCAGTCATGGATATCCTCAGTGTTTGAAGACGGAGATGGCCGCCTCGAGCGACCGGTCGAGCCGGGATTTCCCGGCCGGTTTGCCCGGAGCGATCCGGGCGAGGTCCATCATCGGGAAGGTGACGATGGAGATTTCCCACAAGTCGATCTCCCACAGCTTGCGGTGATCACGCGGCCCGTCGCGGGTCGCCTTGATGGTGCGAAAGCCGATCGAGAGCCCATCCACGGCACGCCTGGCGATCAGCCGGCGCAGCGCCTCGGCGCGCGGCACTTCCGGCACCAGCCGGCCCTCCACCCACAGGCCGAAACCGTCCTCGTTGATCCGCTCCCAGGTGCCCACCGGCTCCTTCGGGTCGTGCTGGAACAGCATCTTGATGCGGTGCCGCCCGCGCAGGTTGAGGCTCCTGCGGAAGGCGCCCGGCATGACGATGTCGCCGCCTTCGTCGAGCTTGCCGAAGACGCTGGCGTAGCCGGCAAAGCGTCCCTCGGCGTCGATCGGAATGGTCTCCATCAGCGCTTTCCTCGCGGCTTGGCCGGCCGCTTCGGCGGCGGCGGTTTGGGCGCAGCAAGCTGCCCCGCGAGGTGCCAGGCGAATTGCCGGAACACCTCGACGGCGTCGGATTTGGTCTGCCGCATGTCAGTCCTTGCGTTTGAACAGCGCGTTGAGCGCCGCGATTTCCCGGACGAAGTCCTCGAAGCGCCGATTGGCCGCAGCGAGCTCACGCAGCGACCAGACGAGCAGCCCGCTGGCGCCCGACGCCCACAGAAACAGCGCCAGATGCGCCAGGTCGCCGCGCGCGGCGATCGTGCGTGTCAGTTCATCCATGTCGATTTCTCACGTGGAAGCCGATTGGCTCCTGCCGCCGTACACCCACGGGGTGTCATCCCGGGCTTGACCCGGGACCCATCGCTCCGCCGGCACAAGGCGATACATGGGTCCCTGCTTTCGAGGCACGATCCAGGCAGGCCCGCCGGTGATGGCGAGCAGGCCTGCCTCTTAAGCCAACGCCAGCAACTGTCTCGCCACTCGCGCAGCACGGCCCGCATCGCCCGGCAGGCCCATGCGGTCGCGTTCGATCGACAGCAGATAGGCTGCGACGTCGGACGCTGCCGTGCCGTCCGCAATCATGCGGGCAACCTTGGGCGCGTATGCATCATACTCATCCTGAGCGCGCGGCTCATCGGCCACGCCGATGGGATCCCAGTCCCTGAGCAGGAGAGGTCGAATCTTCGCTGACAGGTCATCGACACTGATCATGCTCAACCTCATCGTCCCCAGATTGTGACAAGGCCACCGTAGTCGTTCAGAACAACGGTAGTTCCTTTACCGATATACTGGGTGGTCATATTAGAGCGTCGTCGGACCTTCAATGGATTGTGCAGCGCATCGAGTATTTCAGCGGGGGCAATTGAACGACTGATAATCTGGTCCACACCGTGTTTTGTGATCGCCTCGATCGCCTGGGCAACCAAGCGTTCCGTTGAGCTCTGCGCCGTGGAGCCGCCTGCGAACACCCACTGGCCACCCTCTGGAGTGCCTTTGGGCGCACGTGGCTGGTCGGGCCGATACTTTCCCGACACTCGCGCGTCGGCCGCCCGAATAGTCCTAGTCCAGGCAAGCTGAAGCTTGAGATCGGCATGCGCGTAATAGAGTTCGGCAAGGCGCAATCTCACACTAGCGGACGTCACCCCTCGACCCCCAGCATCTTCCGCTTCTCGGCATCGGTGAGAAAGCTCGCCCCGCCGATGCGGGCCCAGCGGCTCGCCTGGTCTTCGGCCAGCGCCTCCACCTGGTCGAAGTCCGGCTCCAGCGTCACGCTGCCGCCAAAGGCCGGGGCCAGCCAGAAGCCGAGCTCGTCCGTCACCCGCCGCACCAGTGGAACGATGGTCTGGCGCCACAGTGCCCGGTTGGCTTCCATCAGGTTCGAGTAGGTGTTGTCGCCGGGGATGCCCAGCAGCATCGGCGGCACGCCGAAGGCCAGCGCGATCTCGCGCGCCGCGGCGTGCTTGGCCTCGATGAAGTCCATGTCGCGCGGGCTGATGCCGATCGATTTCCAGTCGAGCCCGCCCTCGAGCACCATCGGCCGGCCGGCATTGGCCGCGCCCTGGAAGGCGAGCTCCAGCTCGCCCTTCAGCCGGTCGAACTGGTCCTTGGTCAGCGTGCCGGCGCCGGCCGAATAGACCAGCGCGCCGCTCGGCCGCGCCGAATTGTCGAGCAGCGCCTTGTTCCAGCGAGCCGCCGCATTGTGCAGGTCGAGGCTCTGTTGCGCCGCCTCGAGCGGCGACAGCCCA